AAAATTTCAAAATGCCGGAAAGCATCGGCGGTTCTCTTTACCTCAGTGGCCTGACCTCCATTCCGGAAAATTTCAAAATGCCGGAAAGCATCGGCGGTTATCTTTACCTCCGTGGCGGTTCATATTCTTTAAATCAATACAAAAATCGAAAGAAAAAATAATCAACGTAAACATTAATAAAAGATGTGAACCTTAATAACTATATGAAAATGAACCAAATAAAGAATATTAAGATAAACGACCGGGAATTTATCATCAATATCAACCCGGAAAATGGCATCAATGCCACGCCAATGGTGGAAATTGAGATGATACACCGGGGTAAAAACCCGGTCAAATCCATTGACCTTGATGAACTGATCCGTGACCGGTCATTGTTTGATCATCTGACCGTTTTAAAATTTGTGGTTGACCGTGATTTAAGATTGCCGACCATTGATGAATCCAGGATGCCATCCATGGTTTGCCAATTGGTGCGTTGCAACAACGCCGAAACGGCCGAAATGCAATTGCCGCCACAAATTGAATTCGCAACGGATCAGAAAGGCCGCCGGCGCAAACCCATTCAATGCAAACATTGCCACGGGTATTTCAGGCCGGATGGTGCGGGTCAATCCTTATGTCCACAATGCAAATGATCACGGCCATGAAACATGATGAACAAACGGCCACAATGATCAACCTGCCATGCGTGGGTGATGGCATTGACACGGTTGTGCCGGCGTTGATCAACGCGGCCATTGATGCCGACATTGAACTGAAACGCATGTTGAACCAGTTGTCACGGCAAATGGTAAAGATTGACTGCATCCACCGTGAATTGATGCATGTCATGGATGAAAAACCGGAACATGACCAGATCATGACCAAACTGGAATGTGACATTGCAACCCATGTGATCCACACCCACGGGGGAATTCCCTATTTGATCCGCTTTCAGATGAATAAAGAATTAGAACCACGTTGGTGGTTGGTAATTAGCGAAATAATAAGATGAACGTAATTGTGATATGTGAGGAATCCCAATCTGTCTGCATGGCGTTCCGTGAACGCGGTCACAATGCCTTTTCATGTGATTTGAAACCATGTTCCGGCGGTCATGTTGATTCCATCCAACATCCAAACATCTATTTCAAAAACAACATCCGGGCGTTGTTTCCGGATATTCCAGTAAATAAAACCACCCTATGAAAAAGATTGTGGCCTATATCGCGCACCCAATTGGCGGTGACGTGGCCGCCAATATGGCCAAACTGCAAACCATTGTCCGTGAAATCAACATGAGAAAACCGCATGTGGTTCCCTTTGTGCCATATGCCATGGACGTGATGACAACGGATGACAACATCCCGGATGAACGCCAACGTGGCATTGACAACACCATTGAACTGTTCAACCGTGCATTCATGGATGAATTGTGGTTGTATGGTGACCGGATCACGCGCGGCATGGCCGATGAAATTGTTTTGGCGCATCGGTTGAACATCCCGGTGAAGCCGCAAACCCGCGAAACATTCATTGAATATTGCCAACGATGGGGTGATGGTGACATGGATGGCCCCGTGATGCGCGTGGTTGTGAATGATGAACCGGATGAATTGTTGGATTTGGTTGGCGCGCAACCCGATCATGTTGATCGTGTGCGTGATCTATTTATAAAAAAGATGTTGATATATGGTGAAACGTGGATTGTAAATGACGTGCAGCTGCTTAATGTTGAACAGATGGATGCATTGGTGAACAAACTGAAATCAAAACGCAAACAACAACAATAGTCATGGCAATCATTATAATCGCGGATGAATTGATCCAATTACAACCAACGGTGTTAAATGTGTTGCGTTGCTATTTCAGAACATTTGAACCCATGATTGCAAGGGAAGCGCACACCAAACGGTTTGCCATCACCGGGCGTGGCGTTCCCATTGATCAAACCGTGGTCAACGTCACTATGCAACAACGCGTGGATGGATCATTGTATGTCCGTGCGGTTCAATGGTGAATCAAATGGGGATAGGAGGGTGCAAATCCCTGGGGGTCTGATTTTATAATCGGTGGCAGAGGGGGATGGAGTCACATGCAGAATTGGGAAAAACGGGAAACATGAATATTCATCAAACTATAGTCGTTTACACATCCATTGTGGGTGGATTTGATCCGCCGCGCACGGATATTTTGAATTTTGACACGCCACCGCACCCGATGGGGACACCACGGTTGGAATCAAAGTATTTCAAAATGAACCCGCACCGAATTTTCACGCGCGCCATCACCATTTGGTTGGATGGCAACATCCATTTGAACGTGGATGAATCCCGTTTGGTGGATGACTTTTTGGGGGATGCCGACATTGGCGTGTTCCGCCATCCTTTCCGGCAATCCGTTTGGGAAGAATGTGACGCGTGCATCACGTTGGCAAAGGATGACGCCGGGGTGATCCGCAACCAGTTGGCCACATACCGGCGCGCCGGATTCGGCGATGACATGGGGTTGGCCGAATGCGGGGTGATCATCCGGCGAAATAACGAACGGGTGCGGGGATTCAACCAAATGTGGTGGTCACACGTTTGCCGCCATTCCATCCGGGATCAGATTTCATTCCCGTTTGTGATGTGGCAGAACCCGGACGTGAAAATCAAAATTAATGACGGAAACGTGCGCAATGACGCCCGGTTCACATATGTAAACCATTTAAAACCATAATATGAAACCAACCATTGAAATCATTTTCGCCGAATTCGGCAACGTCAACGTGGACGTGGAACATTTCCGCCGGTATTTTCCAACGGCAACATTCAAACTGATCACCAACCGGGATGCAAATTGTATCAATCCCATTGAAATGGGCGCACGTCCAAACGGATGGGATGAAATTATGGTGGTAAAAAACCATGATCCGTTCCCATCGGGATCAACCCGGTGGGGAAACCGCATGAATGATTACTGGAAAGCAAAAGGCATGTTGGATTCCACCGCGGATGTGGCCATTGCATTTGATGCGGACATGCGCATTGTGAGTGGCCAGGTCAGAACTATTGACGCATTGGCGTTAATTTTCGGGGTTGTGTTGCCGGCCAATTCCCGCATGTTGGCACGCGTGGATGCCACCATTGGCATGGACGGCGGTTTTATTGATGACAAATCCAACGGAAACGGGTATGCATTAAACTGCGGGATCATGGCCATGAGCATGCACCACCCGTTGGCCGTCAATGCGGTGCGCCGTTTTTGCCACAACATGATAAAACAACCCGCACGCGCGCCGATGGTGTGGTGGAAAACGTTTGTGGAATGCGGCCATTCGCCGTGCCTTTTGCCGCAAAACTGGTGCGTGTGCGCGCCCGATGTGGGCATTGGCAATGAAATTGTGTTGCACATTGGTCACGAAAAGGTTAAAAAACATTATGAATTATGAAAAACACATACATCACGGTGACGGATCAATTCTGTGGAGCCGGCGGCAGCTCACAAGGTGTTCGTAATATTTCCAAAATCAATGGGGGTGGCGTTGAAGTGAAACTGGCCTTAAATCATTGGAAGCTGGCCATAGAAACACACAACACCAATTTTCCGGAAACAATACATGACTGTACTGATATATCAGCCAGTGATCCGCGCCGCTATCCTTCCACGGATATATTAATTACCAGTCCCGAATGCACAAACCATTCGTTGGCAAAAGGGGTGAAGCGGTCGCAATCGCAGATAGATATGTTTGCGGTCGGCAAACTTGATCCGTCAGCAGAACGATCCAGGGCAACAATGTGGGACGTTCCACGGTTTGCGGAATATCACAATTACAATTTGATTTTTGTCGAAAATGTAGTTGACGCCAGAGAATGGATCATGTTTGACGCATGGTTACAGGCAATGCATTTGCTTGGGTATAAACATAAATGTGTTTACATGAACTCCATGTTCTGTCATCCAACACCACAGAGTAGGGATAGAATGTACATTGTATTTTGGAAAAAGGGAAACAGGGAACCAAACCTTGATTTCAGACCTGATGCCAGGTGCATGAAATGTGAAATGGAAATTCAGGCGGTTCAACGATGGAAGAATCCTTCCAAACAGGCCGGAAAGTATAGAAAGCAATACACATATGTTTGCCCGGTTTGTGCCAATGAGGTAACGCCATACTTTTATGCAGCATTCAATTGTATTGATTTCAGTAATATTGGAACCCGGATTGGTGATAGAAAAAAACCGCTGAATGAAAACACCATCAAACGAATTGAGTATGGTTTAAAAAAATATGGATCACAGCCATTAAACGTGGTTCATTACACGCCAGGATATACCAAACCATTGTCTGACGTTTTTGGTACTTGCACGTCATCGGATCATCAATCAATAGTTCTACCATTTATCATTAATAATCAACAAACAACCGGCATCAGTTTTCGCGTGAATGGTGTCGATGATCGTTTGCCTACTATTTCAACCCAACATGATTTGAATCTAATTACACCATTCATCCTAAAAGAGGAACATTCAAAGAATACAGAAATTTCCCGTGCAATTGGAGAATCATTACAAACGCAGACCACACGCCAAAGCATGGCACTTGCTATTCCTTACATCGTTCAAATGAATCGCACCGGCAATGCATTTCCGGTGGACAATGCACTTTCAACTGTGTTGGCCGGTGGAAACCATCACGGCATTGTCACGAATGAAGCCTGGAAAACCTTTATAAGTTATTTCTATGGACAATCACAGGCATCCGGATTGGATGAATCAATTGGAACAGTCAGTACAAAGGATCGGTTTGCCCTGGTGAATTATCAGGAACCAAAGATTGAAGATTGTTATTTCAGAATGCTGAAGCCGCATGAAATCAAATTGGCAATGGCATTTGATCAGAATTACATCGTTTTAGGGTCACAAAAAGATCAGGTGAAGCAACTTGGTAATGCCGTGACGCCACCCGCAATGCAATGGCTGGTTCAAAGGGGAATTGAATCGTTACAATAATTTTAAAATGAAAAACATCAAAATCCAAATGGTGATGGCGCACCCGGATGATGAAATCATTTTTGGGTGGCCGGAACTGATGCACGACCGGTTGACATCCATTCTGATTTGCAGCGATGACGCCGATAACCCGGAACGGCCATGGTGCCGACACCGGGGTGACGCCCTGGTGGAATTGGGCGCGTTGCTGAACATCCCGGTGCGCGCGTTGGCGTTCAATTCCGAATTTTACCGGGCGGAAACCCGCGGGGAAACGTTGAAACGCATGATGCAATCCGTTACCGATGCCATTGATCCGGAAGCGGATGCCATTTTCACCCATAATCCGTGGGGTGAATATGGCCATTTAGATCACATTATCATCCACCAGGCGGTCATGGCCACGGGCAAACCGGTGTTTTTCACCGACATTTTCGTGCAATCCAATTGGATGCACATGCCAAACCGGCCGCACATCCCATGGATGCATGCCTACAATGCCCGGATTTCATTGCATTTTTACGACCATTTGCGGGCAATTTATGAACGTCACGGGGTTTGGACATGGAATCAGACACCGATCACGGAATGTTCCGTATATCTAACAAAACCAATTGACAAAATATGAAAGTGATCACGGCATGCGACATCAATTTTCGCCACATGGTGGATGGTGCCATCAAAATGAACGCCCAATGCGGCGCGGAAACGTTGGTTTATAATTTAGGCGGGTTGGGCATGGGAAAACCCTTTGACATCACCGCCGACATGGCCATGATCCACAACGATCCCGGCGTGGTTTACACCGGCGCGGCCAAATCCAAATGCACGTTCAAACCGCGGATCATCCTGGATGCGATGCACGAAAACCCGGATGAAAAACATTTCGTTTGGGTGGATGCGGACGGGTTTTTGATAAAACCGGTCATGGATGTTTTTGATAATGATTTTGATTTGGCGTTCACCATGCGGCGCACGGGTGAAAATCCGCATTCGGTCACGCCCATGTTTGACCAGTACATCAACGCCGGGGTGATTTTTGTGAAAAACACGGCGGCCGCGCGCAATTTCATCCGGTTGTGGATCAGTTTGATCCCGCACACGTCCACGTTGACGGATCAGCATGCGGTCAATGAATTGTTGGATAAAATGATAAAATGGAACATTTTTGATGTGCCGCAAAAAACATATTGGGGAAGCGTCATGTTGTTGACCACCGATGTGTTCAATTATTACTATTTCCCGGATGCACCACATGACAACGCCCGAATTTTACATTTCAAAGGCGAAATTAACCATGCCGCCGGTTATTTTGATCAGTATTTGGCCAAATATCTGAAACCATGAAAGGACGAAAGAAAAAACCCACGGTGTTGAAAAAATTGTCCGGCACCGATCAGAAATGCCGGATTGATCCCAATGAAATGACCGGTGAATCCATCACAAAGATTCCGCCGCCACCGCGTTGGTTTTCCAAAACGGCAAAAAAGATATGGCGCGAAAACACCCGCGCGTTGGTGGATTCAAAGGTGATCCAACAATTGGACATGCAGATGTTGGCGGCATATTGCAATGAACTGGCCAAATACCTGGACGCCGAACAGATGATGGAACAGACCGGCGGCGCGGTGATCCATGAGGTCACCAAATATGGCACCCGCAAAATGGTCAACCCGTGGCACCGGGTGGCCATGGACGCATTGGACAAAGCCCAACGCATCGGATCGGAATTTGGGTTGACGCCATCATCCCGCACCAAGGTGTCATCCATCGGGGATGATCCCGTTGATCCGTTCACCGCATTCATCCAACGCAAAAAGGACGTGATAAAACTGACGCCGGCAAAAACCAACCATGGATAAAATTGAACAGACCATCACCGATTACATCAACGGGGTGATTTCCGGGCGCGTGCCGGCGGGGGAACTGATCAAAAAAGCGGTTCAACGTCACCTGGATGATTTAAAAAGCGCAACGCGCAAAAAAATGACGTTCAACAAATCGGCGGCAAAGCATGCCATTGAATTTTTCGCGTTTCTGAAACAATCAAAGGATGAATGGGCGGGGGAACCGTTTGTGTTGGAACCATGGCAAATGTTTGTGTTGTGGGTGGTTTTCGGTTGGTACAACAATGACGGCATGCGGCGGTTTCATTACATCTATATTGAGGTGGCCAAAAAAAACGGGAAAACCACCTGGATGGCCGGTGTTGGTCTATATTGTTTCATTGCCGATGGCGTTAACGGCGCGGAAGTTTACACCGCGGCCACATCGCGCAACCAGGCCAAAATATGTTTCCATGAAGCGCAAAACATGGTGCGCCAATCCGATCCGTTGCGCCGCATCATCACCAATTACACCCACAACATGCACATCGGTGCCACCATGTCCAAATTTCAACCGCTTACGGCGCAATATGAATCCAATGAGGGGATCAACCCGTCATGCGCCATTGTGGATGAATTCCATGTGCATAAAACCACGGTGGTGTTTGATCTGATTAAATCGGCCATGGGTTCCCGCATGATGCACGGTTCACCGTCCATGTGGGTCATTACCACCGCCGGGTTTGACAAATCGTTGCCGTGCTATCAATACCGGCATTCATGCATCGAAATATTGAAGGGGATCAAACACCAGGACAACACCGCGGTGTTCATTTATGCCATGGACGAGGATGATGATTGGCGCGATCCGGCCAATTGGCCAAAACCCAACCCGAATCTGAACGTTTCGGTGTCATTGAAATATTTGCGGGATGAATTCCAAATGGCCATCAACCGCGGCGGTTCCGAGGCGGTGAATTTTAAGACAAAAAATCTGAACATGTGGGTGGATGCACAAACCACCTGGATAAAGGATGACCAATGGTTGAAATGCGGCGGCACGATCAACATGGATGAACTGATTGGCCGTCCGTGCTATTTGGGGGTAGATTTAACGGAAAAATATGACGTTTCCGCCCTGGCGTTGCTATTTCCGCCGCAAAAACCCGGCGAACGGTTCCTGGTTGTGTGGAAAATGTGGATTCCACAACAAAAAGTGATTGAAAAACAAGATTTTGTGGATTGGCGCGTGTGGGTTGAGGGCGGCCATGTGACCATGGTGGACGGCAATGTGGTGGATGATGATCTGATGATTGACGAAATTATGCATTGGGCGGGGTTGGTGGACATCCAAATGTTGGGGTTTGACGAGTGGAACGCCAAGAAATTCATCACCGATCTGATCAAACGGGGGTTCCCGGAAGAAAAAGTGGACAAAATCCCGCAAGTTTTCAGCCAGTTGAGTGAACCCACAAAATTTTTCTATGGGAAAGTTATTGACGGCCAGTTGTGCCATGGGGACAACCCGGTGATCCGGTGGATGGTCAACAACGTGGTCATCAAAACTGACACCAACAACAACGTGCGCATTGACAAGGGCAAATCAAGGGAAAAAATTGACGGCGTGTCCGCCGGGATCAATGCCATGGTTGTTTTTCTGAATGAAAACAACGGAAATTCAATAAATGACATCTATTCAGATAATGACCTATGAACCATCAAAAAATCAAACGTTTTTCCACCACGTCCGGTTTCATTGCGGAATATTTCGCTAATTTAAAGGTGACCACCACCCAGGTGGATGCCTATGAACGCACCGAAAAAGAATTTCTGAAAATATTTGGCCGCCGGAAATACAAAAATTTCGATTCATTCCGCCAAATCAAAAACCGCGGCATCCGCCGGGGTTGACAAACCACCCATTGGAACATTGTTACATATAATGTTCGCACATTAAGAAAGGGAAAGCGGGTCAATAAATTTGTCACATTATAATGTTGGATCATTTCCATAACACGAAAACACCAACAATGTGGCATCAACAGAATTCAAATTTTTAGGCAAAACGATTTTTTCAGTTGAACGGCGCGATGCGTCCGGGTTTTCCACATTGCAAAACCCAACGGATTGGTTGATCAACGCATTGGGCGGTGCCATGGCGGCCACGGGTGAAAATGTCACACCGGAAATGGCCATGACCGTTCCCGCATTTATCGGGTGCGTGAAAGTAATTGCCGAAACCCTGGCCATGCAACCGGTCAACATCATCCAGGCCAATGAGGACGGAACCAAGGTGTTTGCCTTTGATGATCCGGCGCACCAATTGATCCATTTCCGCCCGAATGCCAACATGAACACCTATGTGTGGCGCGAGGCCATGCAATCCAACGCATGCGTCCACGGCAATGCCTATTCATTAATACGGCGTGACGCCATGGCGCGGCCGGTTGAACTGGAATTCATCCAAAATCCGCGGACGGTCACGCCGTTCATGTTCCAAAATAAGTTGTTCTATAAGGTCAACGGCATGGCCGATGTGGTGGCGTGTGATGACATGTTCCACATTCCCGGTTTGGTGATGGCCGATGAAAACCAGTATATGAACGGGGTGACAGGCCGGTCACCGGTTTACATACTCAAAAATGTGTTGGGATTGGCGTTGGCCGTGGAAAAATACGGCGGTTTGGTGTTCAACAACGGCGGATCACAACGCACCGCGTTTAAATCACCCGGAAAGGTGGACGAGGTCATCCAATCAAAAATCAAAAAACAATGGGCGGAAAAATACGGCACCGCCGCACGTTCCCATGAACCGGCATTTTTGCAAGGCGGTTTGGATGTGGTCACCATCGGCATCAACCCGGTGGATGCCCAAATGGTGGAACTGAAAAAATATCTGAATGAGGAAATTGCCCGCGTCATGCGCGTGCAATTGCATCTGATCCAATCCCTGGACAAAGCAACCAACAACAACATTGAAAAGCAATCCCGTGAATTCGTGGATTTCACGATGATGCCATGGTTGGTGAAATGGGAAATGGAAATCAACAACAAACTGATTTCATACAAGGATCGCGGACGCAAATATGCCAAATTCAATATGAATTCCCTATTGCGCGGGGACATCAAAACCCGCGGGGATTGGTACTGGCGGATGATCCAGGGCGGTGTCTATTCACCCAACGATGTGTTGGCAAAGGAAGACGAAAACGCACGGCCGGGTGGTGACATCTATCTGACGCCGCAAAACATGATCACCAATCAAGAATTGGAAGAAAAAATAAACGATCTGAAAAACAATGACGCAAATGACCAAAATGATTAAAAAAATCGGTGTGATCTGCATGCCCGTCATCACGGGCAAACCGTTTGAATTCCAACCGGAACGCCGCATCATTGAAATGCCGGTTGAAATGCGCGCCGCCGGTGATAATTCCCGCATGATCCGTGGCACGGCCGCGGTGATCGGCGCGGAATCCCGCATGTTGGGCGGATGGTTTAAGGAAATTGTTGAACCGGGTGCATTTGAGGGGTGCGATTTTTCGGACGTGGCGGCGGTCAAAAACCATGACCGCAATCTGATCCTGGCACGCGTGATCAACGGTTCCGGCACATTGAAACTGGTTGTCAATGAAAACGGGTTACATTATGAATTTGAGGCACCCGACACCACCACGGGCAACGATCTGTTGGTGGAAGTGCGCCGGGGTGACATTCAACATTCATCCTATATGTTCATTGTCGGCCGGGATTTTTGGACGGTTGATCCCGATGGCATTGAAACCCGCCATATTGAAAAACTTGCACGCGTCATGGATGTTTCGCCCGTGGTTGATCCGGGATATTACCAAACCAACGTGGATGCACGCATGTTTGAAGTGGCCAAACGGTCGTTTGAAACCAAAAGGAATGAAACCGTGACCAACGTGATCCGGCGCAACATTGCCCGGTTGAATGTGACGATACTAAAACATAAATATCAGTAATCAAATTAATTATCAAATTCTAAAAAATCAATCAAAATGAAAAAAATCAATTTAACAAAATTTGTTGCCGCCGCCATCTTTGCGGTGATTGCAACCATGGCGTTTTGCGTCAACCCGGTGTTGGGTGCGGCCATTTTGGCCATACCGGGTGCCGGGGTGATGTCGGTCAAAACCGTCAATGTGCTGACCGAGCAACGCGGCGGTCTGATCACCCAATTGGATGAATTAGTCAAAAAGGCGGAAGGGGAAAAACGCGACATCAACGATGATGAAAATGTGATCATTGACCGCATCAACGGGGAAATCCAGGCGTTGAACACCGAAATTGAACGCCGGACAAAACTGGAAGCGAACCTGGCCATTGCCGCCGGGGATTATATCAACAAGCGCAACCAGGAAATAGAAGACAAGGAACTGAAACAATTTTCCTGGTCAAAGTTTTTGCAGGGTGCCATGCGCAATGAATTAAGCGGATTTGAAAAGGAAATGCACATTGAGGCCGAACGCGAAGCAAGGGAAAGCGGTGTCATTTTATCGGGTTTCGGCATACCGTCCAAGGTATTGGGAACGGGTGCCAATGCGGTGCGCCGCATGATGGAACGCCGTGATTTAACGGCCGGATCGGCCACCAACATGGGTGATCTGATCAATCCCTATCCGATGACGTTCATTGATTCCCTGGTGGCCAAACTGGTCATGGTTGATCTGGGTGCCATCTTTATGAATGGCCTGGTGGGTGACGTTCCCATGAACAGACTGACCACCGGATCATCGGCCGCATGGGAAGGTGAAGTGGATGCGGGTGCCGAACAGAATCCCGGCATTGTCAACACCAAAATGACGCCGCACCGTTTGGGTGCCTATGCACAATTGTCCAAGCAGTTGATTTTCCAAACATCGGGCGTGGCACAAACCATCGTTCAAAATGACATTCAGCGCGCCATCCGCGTGGCATTGGAAGCGGCCGCCATCAATGGCGGATCGGGTAGTGAACCCGATGGCATATTGTCCACCACGGGCATCGGATCAATCGTTGGCGGCCAAAACGGATTGGCACCCACATGGGCGCACATCACCGGATTGGAAACCGAGGTCGCAATAGACAACGCGGATGTTGGCACATTGGCCTATCTGACCAACCCGAAAGCAAAAGGCAAATTGAAAAACACATTGGTGTCATCCACCACGGGCGTGTCATCCACCATGATATGGGGAACCAACGACAACACGGTTAATGGATACCGTGCCGCCGTCACCACCAACGTGCCGTCCAACCTGGACAAAGGCACATCAACCGGGGTGTGTTCCGCCATCATATTCGGCAATTTCAATGACCTGGTCATTGGCAATTGGGCGGGATTGGACATCACCGTTGATCCTTACACCGATGCCAAAAACGCATTGGTGAATGTGATCGTGAATTCCTGGTGGGATGTGTTTTTGCGCAACCCGGCATCATTTTCCGCCATGAAAGATGCGCTGACCACCTAATGCGAAATTTCATTTTTGGTTCATTGATTTAAAGTTTTCCACCCGTGCGGCCGGCACGTCCGGCCGCACATCCGGGTGGGATTTTCAAACAAAATTTTCAGCACCATGTCAAACGTCACGATAAAATTCATTAAATCACCAACCGGCCGGTTTAACCTGGCATATAACGCCGAAGATGTGGTGGATTTCCCGCAAAACCAGGCCGTGGAACTGATTGAAAGCGGATATGCGGTGGCACACACGCCCAACCAACCCGGTCATGATCCGGTGGATTTGCCCGGTGACATCCCAGGACGCGCCAAACTGATTTCCGCCGGAATTTTAACCATGGCGGAACTAAAAAAATACACCCAATTCAGCGACATCAACGGCATCGGGAAATCATTGGCCGCACAATTGGCCGCATACATGTCATAAATGAAAATCAACGAAAAGACACCGGCAACCCTATTGGCCATCACCCTGGACGAGGCAAAAAACCAATGCCGCGTGGTGGGGTCAACCCATGATGCGGTCATCACGTCCATCATCCTGGCGGCGCAACGGTATGTCCAACGCCGGATGAATTGCACCATCATGACCACCACATGGGAACTGTATTTAGATGCATTCCCGGTGGAAATCGCATTGCCCTATCCGCCGGTGAAATCGGTTAAAATATACTATATGCCACACGGTTCCACATCCTATGCGGAACTGTCCACCGGAACCTATTATGTGGACAACGTGGCCGCCCTGGACAATGCGGTGTTGGCCGTCAATGACGGCCAATCCTGGCCGGCGGTGGAAAACCACCGCAATGCCGTTAAGGTGGAATATGTGGCCGGTCAAACCACCGGTGTGTCCGTGGTGGAAAACGTGCGCCACGCCATCAACATGGTCACCGCGTGGATGTTTGAACACCGCGGTGACGAGGGAATGACCGAAATACCGGCGGCGGTGGATGACATTATTTTCCCGGAATCCAACATTTGCGTGTGATGGCAACCGGCACATTCATATCAATCGGAATGATGGACACGGTGGCGGTGTTGCAGCAACCCACCGTACAACAAAATATCGACACCGGTCAAAACGTCCGGACGTTCACCACCTATTCCACCGTATATGTGAAACGCGAGGGCGTCAACGCGGTGGAATCCGCGGTGGCGGGAAAGAAAACACCCGTCAACCAGGTGGATTTCATCGGCCGGTTTGACGCCAATGTGAATCCAACGTGGCGTTGCGTGGTGGACGGGATCACCTTTGAAATCACCGGGGTTGAACCCATTGACGGCCGCCGGCGGTTCATGCGCATTTCATGCAAAACCATGACGGTCTGATGAAAATATCCACCAACATACAGGGATTTGACGAGGCCGTGAAAATACTGGATGCGGTAAATTCCAAACTGCAAAAGCGGGTCATTGAACGCATTTTCAAAAAATCGGTTTTGCCGTTGCAACAACGCATGAAATCAAATTTGATTTCCCAGGGTGCCAATTTTACCGCCCTGGCCGATGCCATCGGGTTCATCACGGCCAGATCGGAAAAAAACCACCCGTTGGTCATTACCGGCATCCGGGTGAAAGGGAAATATAAATACACCGGGTATTATGGTGCCTGGATTGAATATGGCGTCAAAGGTGTGAAAACCAAAAAATCCGCATCCATCCACAAAGTTGGAAGCGGGGATGACACGTTCCGCATGTGGGTGGCATCCGTTCCCATGGGCGGTGCATACCGTCACGACATCCCGGAACAACCGTTCATGCGGCCGGCCATTGATGCCATGCATCCAACCGTGCGCATGTCGGCGGAAAACGGGATGCAGACATTTGTTCATTCCGAGGTGCAAAAGGCGGTGGCGCAAAACAACAAACGGATCATAAAATCAAAGGCGTGATGATTGATGACGTGATTTTCATATTGCTCAAAGGGGATGCAACCGTGACCGGAATGGTGGGTGCCAATATTTTCCCGGTGATGGCCGATGAAAACAACGCGGAAAAATACATCACCTATAAAACCATTTCCACCACGCCGGAAAACACAAAAGATGGTGTTTCAAAACTGGACACCACCCGTGTTCAGCTGAACCTGTACGCGCCCGACAAATGGGATGCGGACGCCATTGCCGCGGCCGTGCGCAACGTGTTGGATCATTACCACGGCACATTGCGCGGCACATTGAACACCTATGTGGTGGATAGTATTTGGTTTGATGGCCATGACAACGAATTTGATTTGGAATCCAACCGGTATGTGGTAGTCAATGACTATTTCATCCGGGAAAAACGTGGAATCATTACAAAATGAATGAATTGATTTTTTATTGTTAAACAACTAATATTTAATAAGATGGCGGGAACAGTAGGAATTTTAAACGCAACGGACATCAACATTTACATTGGTGGTGTCAAAATTGCTAATTGCGAAAACGGCACGGTGAAAATTTCGCGTGAAATGCGGGATTGTTTCACCAAGGATTCCGGCGGATGGGAAGACGCCAAACCCGGAAAAGGAAAATGGGAAATGTCGGGAACGTCAAAGTTTGCCTTTGATGCCACATTTGGTGCAAGCGATCTGTTGACGGCACAAATCAGCGGAACCGCGTTGGCCATTGCATTCAAAACCGGCGTGACCGGGGATTGGGGATTAAGCGGAACCGCTTATGTGGATGATTTTGACATGGCCGGCGGTGCCGAAGAATCCATGGTCTATAATTTCCATTTTTACGGCGTTCAGCAAATCCGCAAATACACCCTGGCATAAATCACCAAAAACAACGACACCATGATTTTTTTAAGGGAAATAAGTATTGGCGGAAAAATGCGCCCGATAAAAATGGGGTTCAATACCATTGCGCGGTTTGGTGATCTGACCGGCCGCACGTTGGCGCAGATCGACACCATGAATGAAACAACCATGACCGTTTCCGACACGATCCGTTTGTGTTGGTGTGCCTTGCATGAGGGTGCCAGGTATGCCAAAACCGATTTCATCACCGATGCCGGCGAACCGGTCACCGTGGATGATGTCGGGGATTGGATTGATGACAACGAAATGGCATTGGTTGAAATCATGATGGAATTTTCACGGGCGCGCATGGGTGCCGATCCGGCACCCGGCGCAATGACCGGTCAAAAAAAAAGCAAACCACCGAATCCAAAAACCCGCCATTGACATGGGCGTGGTTGATAGAAACGGCCACCGGTGCCATGGGCATGACCATGGAAGAATTGGGCAACACCGAACCATGGGTGTTCATGTGCCGGTTGGTGGGTTTTCAAAACATGCGGGTGGAAAACGAAAAGGAAAGTTGGCGGCGCGCCATGTTTTCCGCATATGTGATGGAATGCCATAACCCGAACATAAAAGAATCACAAAAGGCCGCCACGTTTGATGATTTCATGCGGCGCGGCAAACGGTCACAAATTAAAACGATCACCACGGAACAACAATTGGATGCATTCTTAAAATGACATAGATATGGCCGGCGGCAAATCATTATCATCACTAAATTTCATCCTGGGTGCCAATATAAAGGATTTTCAAACCGGGATGCGAAAGGCATCCGATGAACTTAAACTGAATGGAAAGCAGTTTAAGAAATTCGGAAAGGAAATGGCCACCAACGTCACGTTGCCATTGGTCGGGGTGGTGGCCGGGATCGCGGCCGTCACCATGAAATCGGCCGAATTTGCCGAAAGTATGCATGAAATGCAGATCAAAACCGGGTTGGCCGTTGAAACGTTGCAGGAATTAAAATTCATTGGCTCACAATCCGGCATTGAAATGGAATCATTGCAAAAGGCGGTTGTCCAGTTGTACAAAAAATTGGGTGCGGCCGATTCCGGCACGGAAAAAACCGTCAATGCATTTTCCAAATTAGGCGTGAACATCTACGGCGTGGATGGCCGGTTGCGCGGGATCAACGATCTGTTCCCGGAAATCATCGGCGCATTGACGCGCATGGACAACCAAACCGAACGCAACGCATTGTCATTTCAGTTGTTTGGCCGCGGTGCCATGGACATTGTGCCGCAATTGTCCAACCTGGGTGAATCCGGCATGCGTGAACTCACATTGCGCGCCCATGAATTGGGTTTGGTGATGGGGGAAGAATCCGTGGAAAAGTTTGCCAATTTTAAACATGCCATGGATGCCACCCATCAGCAATTGCAAGCGGTCGGCCGTGATCTGGCCGTTTCCCTGGCCGATGTGTTCACCCAAAAGGTGATCCCGGTATTGCAATCAAAGGTGATCCCGGCCATCCGCAGTTTGGGCAAATGGTTTTTGGATTTGTCACCGGCCACCCAAAAATTCATCATGATCGCCACCGGGGTGACCGCCGCCATTGCGCCCATGGCCATTGCCATCGGGTGGTTGTCGGCCACGGTGATCCCTGGATTGATCGCCGCGTTGAAATGGCTGACCACGGCATTTTCAACCATGATTGCATCCATTGTGGCCAATCCTTATGCGTGGTTGATCGGTGCATTGGCCGTGGTGGTGACATCCCTGGTCATATTCAAAAAGCGCACCAATGAAGCGGCCACGGCACAACATGAATTGGGAACGGCCATTGAGGGCGTGAATGAAGCGGTGGGAAAACAGTTATGGGATCAGTTGGTCAACAAATATGAAATCGGTGCCGATGGCGCGGCAAAGATGACCGGTTCCGTTGATAATTTGCGCGATGCCATGGTAAAGATGACGCGCGGGGAACTGGAAAGTTTGAAAGCCTTTTTGGAAACCCAATTTTCCGCCGCCACGCGCGATGCCGCCGATCAGACCAACAGTTTAAACGCCCAATTGGGTGCGCAAAATGCGTTGGATTACAAAAATGGGTTGGCCATTGTCAATGCAGAACTGAATAAATTTCAAACGGCCAACGATGATGCCGTGGAACCGGTGGTGGAATTAAAGGATGAAATATCCGCGTTGGAAAAAAAACTGATGGATGAAATCATGGCCAATGATGCCAATGTTTTGTCCACCGCCCGTTTGTTGCGTGCTAAACGGGAACAGAAAAAAGTATATGAGGATTTGGCCAACACGTTGACCACATCAATCCCTAAAATGAAACCGCTGACGGCCGACATCCAGGTGGATGCCACCGCCGGCATCAATGCCAATCCGCCGGTTTCCGATCTGATGCCAACCCGTGATGACATCGGGGTCATTGACACATTCAGCGAAAAATATGCCGGCATGGGCAACGTGGTGGTGGACACCAATAGTGTGATGGCGTCCGGTTTGTCGGACATGGGAACCATGATTGGCGAAGTGTTTGGCCAGTTGATTGCCGGCACGGCCACCATGGGGGATGTGTTCATGGGGATTTTGCAGATAGTGGCCAAATTCATCCGGTCGTTTGGCGAAGCATTACTGGCCGCCGCGGTGGGTGCCATTGCCTTTGAACAGTTATTGGCCAACCCGTATGCCGCCGCCGCGGCCGGGGTGGCATTGATCGCGTTGGCATCGGTGGTGACATCGGTCATGTCAAAGGGGTTGACTGGCGGGGGATCATCCGGTGGCGGCGGTGCAACCGATTACAATGGCGGCGGTTTTGAATCCGTGCCACGGTTGGCCGGCGGCGCGGTGGTGGGCAAACCCATGCTGGCCATGGTGGGGGACAATTACAACCCAATTGGGGACAATCCCGAAATCATCACGCCATTCCGCAAACTGGAATCCTGGTTTCATTCCACCGTGTTGGGCGCGTCCGATGGCATGCGTCAAAATGCGTCCACGGATTTGCAACCGGTGATTGTGGATGTGCGGGTGGATGGACAAATGCGGGGTGACACCATCTATTTCACCAATAAAAGATTTATAAACCGATTAAAGCGGGGAACCTAAATGGCCGGCGAAGGGATCATATATAGGATTCAATTTTTAGGATCGGACGGGGTGGACAACACCGTGGACATCATTGACGAGGATTTCACCGGGGACGTCACCTATGTGGCCGGGGGATCACCGCCGGTTGAACTCAATTACCTGGGTGATACAGATGATCCCGGCGCGGTGATTGGATCGGAAATTAAACTGCAAATGTTCAATGACACCGATCAGCAATTTATGGCCATATTCACCGGCACATGCCGCCGCCACCGTTTGCGGTGGAAACGTGACGGCGGGTTGTTTTGGATGGGGTGGGTTGATCCGGATTTCATGAGTGAACAATATATTTGTCCGCCCTATCTGACATCAGTACACGCCACGGATTGTTTGGGTGAATTAAAGGGGATTTATTATGAAATCCCGGATGATCCCGCCACGTTCAACAAATCCATAATTTCCATAATTTCCGGCATTTTGGCACAAACCGGGTTTGAATTGCCCATATGGGTGGCGTGTGATTTTGTGTTCCGCACCCAGGGCGGTGTGATGGTGGATCAGCGCATATTTGAACACGTGACGGTGGATTGGCGCGTGTTCCGAAAGGATGACAACACGTTCATGGATTTATATAGCATCTTAGACATGCTATTGGGTGACATGCGCATGCGCATCTATCAGTTGGATGGCCATTGGCAAATTGAAAATATGCATCACAAATATGCATCCTATAATGTTGACCGATATTTGTGGACGGGCGTTTACACATTGTCATTTCCGGTGGATTCCAACGTTGATCTGACCGCGCTGATGGTGGATGACATGGTTAGGGCAAATTCATCGGCCATCCGCACCATTTCACCGGCATTCAAACGGTTTTCCATGATCCAGGATTATGGCAAAAAGGACACGTTTTTATCCGCATTCAACCTGGACGGATTGTTTTGGCCGGACGAGTGGGCAAACCCAACGGATTTGGTGTTTTGGGAAAGGTCACACACCCACACCGGCGGCGGGGTGACATTGTACTATCTTACCATATATCCGGACATTGAAAATTCCATCCGGTTGGATCAGTTTGTGGACAGTCAGCCATGGAATGAATTTCTGCAATGCCAAACCGTGACCATCTCACCGCGCGCCGCCATTGCCAAGCTTATGGAAACATGGGATAGGCATGGCGGTGTCCGCATGAAATTGATCTTTGAATGCTTTATCCGGGCGGAATCTTTCCAGGACGGAATTGACGATCCCATGACGGTATGGTTGCAAATGTGCGTGCGCAACACATCCGGGGTGATCCTATACGCCACCAACGGGTGGCCTGGTTATCCGGGATTTCCGGTTGAATTAATGCCGTCATATGCCTATTTTGAGTTTGGGTCTGACCGCATGATCAAACTGGAAAAGGTGATCCCGAACCAATGGAACAAATTTGAAATCAGCATTGCGACACCGCGCCAACGCACATGGGATTCGGTGGATGACGCCCTGGAATTTTGGTTTAAGTTTTTCCCGGCGCAAACCACCATGCCCACGGATCATTGGGCGGACGGGGACGGGTTGGTTGTGAAAAACTGCAAATGGGGTTGGGTGGATGAAACTTCAGAATATACGCGCACCCTGGATGAAATCGTGGACGAATCCAACAAATATGTTCCGTCATCCTACGAATTCAATTTTGGGGAAACACCCGGCGCGTGGGGTGCGGCCATCCGCGAACATGGCCAACGGTACATGCACCGGTTCAATCTGTATGACACCACCGGGGAATCCATACAAGAATTTTTAACGGTGGGGTCGTTGGAAACCACCGGCGGCGGGTTGATCAATTCATGGCACCGGTTGTTCATCCGGGCGGCGCATTCCATCCCGCGGTTCATCCTTAATGCCGAAATATGGGATTTGAGTGCAACGGTGAACATGGGGTGCATACTGAATGACTATTCCGGAAATAAATATATCCCGTACCGCATGACATTCATGCCGGATTCGGCCACATGGAACGGGGAATGGTTGCAAATGGCCGTTCCAAAAACCACCGGGACGGATGGGGACGGCGGCGGGTTTTCAAATGGTTTTTCTTCGGGTTTTGATATATAACTAAATGACTATGAAAAAAGCGGTTTTGATTTTGATTTTTTCGTTTGCATTCCTGGTGGGAAAATCCCAAACAAGCGATGCGGACATGTTGAATTATAATTCAACCTACATTTTTGATAACAACATGAATTTGGTGAAACCATCCATGGTTCATACCTTGTTTGACTATGTGATCAATAGTAAGATCAACAAGGATTCCACCTTTGAGGTGATCCGGTGGAACGGGTTGGACACGTTGGTGTTTTCCATCAAAGGGGTGCGCGACACGTTGGTGATCCCACCGGGTGTGTGGGGTGTGGATGGCAATGACATCCACAACACCAATTCCGGGAAAACAACCCTATCCAATGCCTACATTTACCCGTTGCCGCCGGAATCAACCCCGCGCGCCATTGGGCGTGTGATGGGATTGGAAACCGATGGGCAAATAAAATGGAATCATTTGATTAAAGTATATGATGAAACCATGCGTGAATTGGCGGATTCCGGACGTGCCATCACGCCGGTTGGCAAAAAATGGGTGATTTTTGGGGATTCGTTTTCTCAATCCCTATCAACACAATGGCCGAAATATGTGATTAATACATTGCAATTAACTGGCACGGTAAGCAACGCAACACCCGGAAACCGGTTGGATGATCAGTTGGACACCTTAAATGCGCGGATTGCATCCGATCATGATTATTTGGAACAATTTAACATGTTGACATTGATGGTTGGCATCAATGATTTTGCGCAAAACATCCCGTTGGGTAAATTATCGGATGTTGCGGGTTCGGCTACCTTTAGCGGATATTTAAAGTCATTCATTGAAACGGTTTATTCCAATAATTCGGCCATTGAAATGTTCATCATGACCAATATTCAATGTTATAAACTGATTTATGCCGGCCGAAATTCGGACGGATATAATTTGGAAGATATGGCCATCCGGATTTCTCAAATATGTGACATGTATGGGGTTTCGTGCGTTGATTTATACCATTGTTCCGGGATCAATTCAAAGACATTCAAATACTATTTGGGCGTGGATAGTTTACACCCATCAACGGCCGGCAATGAACGCATTGCGGAAATAATGAATGATGCATTTGCATCAATTGAGGCGTTGCAAGGTCAATCATTAAATCATCAAAACATTGTGGTGGATGACAATATCGGAATTGGATTGAATCCATTGTCATCACTAACAACCGGAAATTATAACATTGGAATTGGCAGTGGTGCGTTGAAATCCGCAACGACAAGTTTTTACAATATCGGCATTGGATTGGATGCCGGCAACAAAATAACCATGACCGGTTCCGGAAATGGGTTGGTTGCCATCGGTAAATTTGCATTGAAAAATTCAACGGTTGAAGCCATTGGCATTGGTCAAAATGCGGGATATCTAAACACAACCGGAACAAATAATTTATTTATTGGCAGTGATGCCGGGTTCGTTAATACAACAAACCATTATCAAACCATTGTTGGGAATTTTGCGGCAATTTATGCAACGGGTTCAAACAACACCGGGTTGGGATATGCGGTTTTGCAGGGTTCAAACCCGGCAACGGGATATCAAAACACCGCGGTTGGATCGTTGGCATTATTCAAAAACACATCCGGTTCCCGAAATGTAGGTGTTGGATATACATCACTATTCAATAATACAACCGGAACGGGTAGTGTGGCCATTGGTGATGGTGCGGGAAATTCAATGATATCATCCGGGGAATTAACGGCCGTTGGCACGGATGCGTTGAACGCGGCCACCAATGAAAACACGGCCATTGGATCATCCGCCGGCAAATTAACAACGACCGGTGTTTCAAATTTTTATGGCGGAAAACAAGCCGGATATTATAATTTGACCGGTGATAACAATATTTACATTGGAGCCAAAACCGGTTTATACAACACCGCGTCATATAATGTGGCCGTTGGTGGTTCCGCGTTGATGGGATCGGCGGGATCAAATGGTGCATACAATTCCGCATTTGGTTCACTGGCATTGAAAGTGATCACCACGGGCGCGGGTAATTCCGTTTTTGGGTTCATGGCCGGATATACAAACGCAACGGGAAGTTACAACACATTTTTAGGTGCAACCGCCGGGTATTTAAGCACCGGCAGTTATAATGTATGGATTGGAAATGATGCGGGAAACAATAGCACATTCGCCGGGTTGTCAAATGTGGGTGGAATAGATGTGACAAATACAACCACGCCGTTAATTCAATTTGATTTTGACATAGCTATTAGAAAAACCAAGATCAACGGCAATTTATCATCGGGTGTTGGCACCATCGCAGACAATGACGCCACCCCGGATGTATCAAAAGCAAATACGTTTATCTATAACGGTACGGCCAATTCGGTCACCGTCACCGATTTGGACAACCCGGTGGTGGGTTCTTACTATACCTTTTGGGGAAATTCAAACACGTACACGTTGAATTTTGGCGCGGCCAATTTCATCATGGCCGGCGTGGGTGTCACTTTGGGCGAAGGTGACATGATCATGTTCTTTTGCAAAGCAGACAACCAATATTGGATGTGTGGATATCAAAACAACACCCCGTGATCATGTTTATTTATTCATCTTGAAATTTAGTCATATGAAAAGAGTTGGAATCTTTGAGGAAAAACCGGGGTGGCATTCGGTCAACCGGGTGATCTTTTTTGCCGGGTGCATTTGGACAATGCTATTTGTCACCGCCGGTGCGTTTTTGTTGAAATGGTCACCGGGTGAAATTGTGGCCGTTTTTTCCGGGTTGATTGTTCCGTTTGTGGGGTTGAAATTGGTTCAAAAATCCATGGAAAATTCAAAGATTGATCCACCCGAAAACCAACCGTCATGAATGCAACCCGCCCACGATCCCAAAACTGGATCGGCCGCAACGGATGGCAGGCGTTGACCGTGGCCATGCTTTCCATCATCGGCGGGTTGATGGTCGTTTTGATCACATCGGTGAATTCCACGTTGGAAAAACACGAAACCCGCATTGATTCCTATGGTACCGACATCAATGATTTGCAGAACATTTGCCGCAACCTGGTGGAAACCTACAATGGCAAACGGGAAGTGGATGCCGAACAGACCAAACAGATCATGGAGTTGTGGAAATGTCAAAAACGTTCCGGAAGCAACAATAATTCAACATTGATGAAATGATTGTAATGATAAAAAAATACTGGATGATGGCTAAAACCATCATCCTGGCGGTGATCCTGGTGGCCGCGGTGGTTTTGTTTTTCCTATGGAAATCTGAACGCACCCAACGCATCCGGTTGGATTCAAACCAAACGGCGTTGTTAGATGAAATGCGCACGGATTCCATCACCGGCGCGGCCACCGTTGGCCAGTTGACATTACGCATGCATGAATTCAAAAACGCCACGGATTCCCAAACGGTGGCGTTGCGTGGCCGCATCACCGATTTGGGCATAAAGTTAAAGCGGGTTCAATCGGCGGGGACGGCATCATTTTACACCACCATCACCGTGGACACGGTGCTGATCCCGGCGGGATCATCCACGGGTTGGGACGGATTCGGGATGACACCGGCGGATTCCACGGCCAAACGGTTGGTGATCCACAACCGGTTCCATGATGTGGATTTGCTGATCCGCGCCAATGATAGTGTGACCGGGGTGATCATCACGCGCGATACCATGGATCAGATCGTGACCAGGACACCGCGCGGGTGGCCGTGGCAACAAAGGTTTTGGCAACCCAGGCGCATGGAACAGACCGTGCATTTTCAAAACCCGGACACGCGCATCACCTATGAACGATATATTGTTATTTCAAAAAAGAAACCATGACGGTTTGATGTAATTGGGTGATGATTCCCGCTGAATGCGGGGTCATGGTGTTTGTTTGGCCGGCGTGGGGTAAAATCCGCGCCGGTTTTGTCGTAAAAACCCCAAAATGTGACGAAAAAAGGCCGTTTTTTGAGGGCAAAAAAAACACTGTTTGAAAATAAATTTCTACGCTTACAGCATCAACGGTTTCCAAAGGGGTCTAATTTGATTTAATATCATAAATGATATTATCTTTACATCATAAACTTAACACTGGCGGCAACAGGGTAATCACGGCAAAAATTAAAATGACAACAATTGCAACGTTCACGATCACCAGGACAACCCGCAACGGTATTTTAGAATTTTTAACCGAACAAGGATTTCGTTCAGAAAATGCCATTTTCGATAACCGTTTAGAGAAACTTCATTTCACACAGGACGATGGATCGAGAAAAGTAAGAGAATTGCGTTCAAATTGCAGACTTCCAAAATTAGCCAAATCAATCATTCTGAATTACTAAAATGAACCAAGAAAAAATCCAGGAAGCCAGGATAATGCTCTGTCATTACCTGGCTTCTTTAGCCAAAGAAAAGGGTCTGACAACCTATAAAATTGCAGAAATTACAGGATTTAAACAACCCAATGTCCACCGCATGTTGTCAGGCAGATATGCGCCGAGCCTTGATAATTTCATCAAACTATGCGATGCCATTCAGACTTATGTTTTCATCATTGATAAAAATGCGGATGATGATTTGGCGGTGTTGATGAAAAATAGATGGATCGGAAAGGCTAATCAATCGTAAATAAAAAAATAATTGTACTTTTGCGGCGTTGTCACATCGGGTGCGTCACATTTGCGGCACATCAAAAGGGCAACCAACCGGCAACCGGCACACATGACATGATCCCGCGGGCGGTCATGTGTCCTGGTCGGACAACAAACGGATCATCCACAATGATCCGTTTTTTGTTTATTTCCCTTTCATATCACCGCGATCCCGCCGGTGATCCACACAAACCCGGATGAACATATTACCACATTTTCCCGCTTTATTCCGGTTTATGTGTTACATTTGCGGCACACAAACGCCACAATTTCAAAAGTGACGCATAAAAGTGACGCACCATGAAAACCCGCTATGTGCTTACATTCGGCCGCACCGGCATTGATGAGGTGGACAACACCGGTTTGGTTCAGTTGAAAATCTATTTTTCCCGCACCCACCGCATTTTCCGTTCCACCGGCGTGCGCATCACCGCCGATGCCTGGGATGACCGCCGCGGGGTGATCAAACCCAAATCGGCAAAACACATTCGCGACATGGCCGCCATCAACACCGTGATCCAACGGTTGGATCAGCACGAATTTGATCTGATCCGGGACGGCCGCGCCATGACCGTGGCCGATGTGGATCGGATCATGCAACGCGGGGATGATCACCGCGTGTTCAATGCATTCATGGCCGCCGAAATGACGAAGGAAAACGCATTGGCACCATCCACCCGCCGATCCCATGGCAACACCATCCGGTTTTTCAATCTGTTCAACGCGCGGGTCACGTTTGCGGAACTGACGTTTGACACCATCCGGGAATTTGATAATTTTCTGCGGGAACAATCGTTGGCCGACAATACCATCCACGCCCACCACAAGCGCATCAAACGCCATATCCAATCCGCGGTTGTGCAAAACATCATCCGGGCGGATCAGAACCCGTATAAGGGATTTAAAGCGGTGAAAACTCAAAATGAAATGGTGGCGTTGACCATGGATGAAATCAACGCGGTGGCCGCGCTGAATTATACGGGTTTTGTGCAGCTGGATTGGGTGCGGGACATGTTTTTGTTTTCGTGTTTCACCGGTTTGCGGTTTTCCGATGTGTCCGCCCTGGAAACCACCCACATCGAAACGTTGCCATCGGGCGGCCATCAGATCGTGTTGCACCGCATGCGCAAAGTGGCGCGCCCGGTGTTCATCCCGGTGGATCAATTGTTTAATGGCCGCGGGGAAACCATTTTAAAAAAGTACATGCCGCAATCCGGGGTCATTTTCCCGCCAGTGTCCAACCCGCGATGCAATGAACTGATAAAAATCATCGCGCGGGATGCCGGCATCACCCGGCGCGTCACCTTTCACACCGGCCGCCATACATGCGCCACACAAATCGGCGCGAAAACCAACGATCCCATGCTGATCATGGGGATTTTGGGCATCACAAAGATGGAAACGGCCATGGTTTATATCAAACTTTCTAAAGAAATCATGACGGCAAAGGTGTCACAAATCAATTGGTGACCACTATTGTTTTGAAAAAGTAACCGGATAGTCATATGATTTTAGAACCGGGTAAAAATCGTTAAACGTTTGGTTCATAATGTTCCCGGAAGATGTGGCATAATGCCAGTCATCCCAAATGATATTCGCATCACTAAAGGCAATGGCCGATCCGGCCGACATGCCGGATTGTTTCACCCGGATAATTATGTCGTCACCTGAAAAGGTGATGTTCATGGTATAATCGTAATGCAATCCCTTTTCCGGCCGTTTGGCATCGGTGACAAGTTGCATGAAATCTAAATCCTTTGTTTTAAAAGTGAATCCGTGACTGACCAAATGTTTGCCAAATTCCATGAAATTTGTTTGTGCATTCCGATCCGTTGATATGGTGATTAGGTTGTCACCCTTATGTGCAATGTTGTTTTTTTCGGCAATATAGTCATCATTATATTGTGAAAAAACATTTCCCGAAAACATAATGCACACAAACATGAGTGTTTTTTGTTTCATTATTTTAGTTTTTTTAAGCCAATCAATTAATGTGCCAACATTTATTTATCCGGAACGTTGAATTTCTTGAGTAAATCCATATTTATACCCGCAAGTAATTTGTTTTGTTCCATTAAATTTTCAACCATTGCCATCAATTTATCCGTTTGTTGATCCTTAAAATATTGTTTTTCGGGTTCCCGTTCATTGAACATTTCAACCACCACGTTGTGTTTCTTTTCCAGGTTTTTTCCTATCTGAACACCGTCATTTCCAATTATTAGGGATGTTTTCGTGCGCATGTCTATGAGATTGATCAGCAATGCCAATTTCATTTTTTCTGATATATCAATCAGGTCATGAATAGTGATATTTCCATCTTTGAATTTTCTGTTGAATGTTGTCGGATACCATTCAATCATTGTGATCATTTCACCTATGGTCAACCCGCGTGATTTAGCAATTTGAACCAATGCGTTTTTCAGGTGCTTATGGATGGAAACATCAATGTTTGTGCGCGTTTTCATTACAATTATATTTTTTATATGAATTTTAAACAATTTATACACAATGGGCGGTTAATAACTATTAGTCGTATTTTTGTTGTTTTGTTCCGATATTTGTGTTTATGTTTGCGTTTTGTTTTATTAAAAGTACACAAATTTAATTGCCATGTCAATCGAAATTGAAACAAAACCCATTAAAAAAAGGGACGAGGCCATCCGTTCATATTTTGTTGATCGCTACAAAGAAGGTTTAAGAAGCGATGTAATTGTTGATGAAATCAGTGAAAAATATTTTGTCACAAAAAGATGCGCAATTAGAATATTGTCACCAATGAGGCAATTATTAAGAATCAAAAACTGATGGAAACGCAAAACGACATCAAAATGGTTTTAATGACTGAATCCGAGTTGGAACAATTGATCACCCGCGTGATCAACCGCGTGATTAACAACATCAACCCAACTTCACACCTATTTCCGCCGCCAACACCACCTGGACAACGTGCGTTTTCTAAACTTTTGACCAAAAAACAAATTTGCGAACGCATTGGCATTGGACATACCATTTGGGAAAAATACAAGGATGAATTAATAGTGGCGGGAATGTTCCAACGCGGCGGGTTTGGGTCAACGTGGTGCATGATGGAAACCGATTTAGAAAGATACATTGAATCAAAAACGAAATAATCAAACCAAAAATCAACACCTATGAAACGCGAAAAAATCCAAAACTATTTCCCGCAATACACCCAGGGGGAAACCGCGGCCATGAAATCGGCCGTGGATGATTTCAAACAATTGCCACCGGATGAACGGGCGAAAATATTACATGAATTAAAATGCAAATGCGGTTTGAATATGGCGGATGAAATTTCACGCCACAACGCCCGGTGTTGCCGTGATCTGAAAACACAATCCGTCAAACCCATGTGCGGGGAACCCATTGAACACAAACGCGGCGAATGGGGAAATTTAATCGTGGCCGTCCAAAAACAGTTTGGTATTGCACCGTCCGAAATCCACGCCCTGTGAACCGCAAACAAGAAAATGAACGCATTTACAACGTGTTCTGTGAAACGTTCACACCCTATGAAATCAATGCCAACCCGCGTTTGGGAATTTTGTTCCGCGTCATCCAGGGCGTGCGGGGAACCTATCGGAAAATTGAATCACGTTTTTTAGATGAACTGACAATTTTAATGATCAAGCATGGCAACAGATAAACGCATGTCCGTCCGCATGGCCGTGATTTTGGCCATGGCCAAAATGCCAACGGAATTTTCCATGTTGGCATTCACCCAAAAGGTGCGCGAGTTGTGCGGCCGTCCGCATTTGATGGACACATCCATTTCGGCCACCATGCGCCGGTGCCGGTCGGCAAAGGAAATCAATTTTGAATGCATTGACAATCGGCGCGCCATTTACCACAAATATGAACCGGGTGTTCAGACATCCTTTGATTTTTCGCGCCGGTATGTATAAACCATCCATGACCGGAAATAAAAAGTGTGCCACCCGCTATTGTCGCGGGGTGGTCACCGATTATCACGCCCATTGCGCCAAATGCCGCAAAATTGCCTATAAACAACGCCACCCGGAAAGGTATGCATTTTATGTGTTGAAAAACAACGCCCGCCGCCGTGGCAAGCCGTTCACGTTGACCATGGATGATTTCAAATCATTGGTGGAAACGTCCGGATATATGTCCGGGCGTGGCCGCGCCGGGGATTGTTTAAGCATTGACCGCATTGATTCATCAATGGGATATGTTCCCGGCAACGTCCGGGTGATTAGTGTTTCAGAAAATTCACGCAAATCAAACCGGGATAATTATTGCCCGTTTTAACTTAAATCAAACCAACCAAAATGGACGCGAAACAATTTTACAACCATCAGATTTCCATTGGAAACACCAACGTGTTTGACATCATGGACAAATATGCAACACATTGCATCACCGAATTCACCACCGATCACGGGGTGCGTGACCTGATGCAACGCCAACAAAACGTCATTAATCACGTCAATGCGGAATTGAAGCAATTGCGCCGTGAACTGGCGGACGTGGTGGAAACCGAACTGGAAGATAAAAAAAACCACCACGGGTGCCAGGATGTGACGTGTTGCAAGGAATATTTTGATGCACCTCAAAATACCTGATCCAATGGCCAAACGTTTCACCGATCCGTCCAAATGGGAACGCGCATGGTTTCGCCGGTTGACACCGGTTCAAAAATGCTTTGTGTTATTTTTATTTGACCGGTGCGACAATGCCGGCGTTTGGGTAGTGGATATGGAAACTGCTGAATTTTTCATCGGCGGTGACGTGGGTGATCCTTTTTCCTTCATTCCGGATGATTTTCCGGTCATTCCGCTGTGCGGTGGAAATAAATGGTTCATTCCAAAATTTTTATCATTTCAATATCAAAACGGTTTGAATTCAAAAAAACCGGCCATTGTTTCGGTGGTTAATATGTTGGCGCGTCATGGTTTAATAAAAAAAACAAATGAATTGTTTGGGAATGATTTTCTAACAATTACCGAATCATTAACTAATGATTCGGCAATTGTTAAAGACAAGACAAGACAAGAAAAAGATAATAAAGGGGGTGTGGGGGAAAACAACGTGATTGATTTTGACGCCATCATCCTGATCAACACCACCAATTTGTTGGAATCAACAATATGGTTGGAACAATTGGCCATTGCCCACAAACTGACCATGGCGCAATTGAATGACCAGCTTGACGCATTCATCACGGATTTGAAGTTGAAAAAGGATGCACGCCCGTTGAATGAACTGCGAAACCATTTTGTCAACGTAGTCCGAAAAAACGCGCCCGTCATCCGCAAAAACGCCGGGATCACCACCGCGCCCGTGGCCAAATCCATGGACACGCGGGACGAACTGGACGCTGAAAGTGCAAAACATCTGTTCACCATCACCGGCCATGCCATCAGGTTCAAAGATGAACTGACTGAAGAACACCAACGCATTTTGAAAACCTATTGGGCGGGTAAACCCAAAAAAATAACCATGGATGCCGCCGCCCTGGCGGATAAATTTTCAATCCAAAAATGACATGAAAAAAAACATCATCAGATTTTTATACACCGTTTGGGTTCACATCCTATTTCAATACCATAAGCAAATGGCCATTTCTGCGTGGAAGACCACCGGCAAACGCCATTGGGTTGTCATGATCGGCGGCCGCATGCGCGTGGTGGACAATGCCTATTTGCACCGGTTCAACCGGTTGGCTAAAAAAGAGGGAATCCGGGGTTGGGATTTGATCCGGTTGTCCAATGACGGATTGTTTGCCACACCGCCGGGAACTTACATGAATCGTAAATATCCTAAAACCAAATAAATCACAATACCATGAAAAAAATTCTGATTGTCACACCCGTTCCGCATGATTCAACATCATTATACCGTGCATTTGGCGTGTTCCAAAACTTGAAAAAACACGCCGACATTGAACTGGTCAACCTGGCCGGCAACCCGTCCGTCACATGGGTTGATCTGATCCAGGCGGATATATTGTTCATGCACCGCCCGTTCCAACCGGCGCAATTGTCCCTGGCGCAATACTGCAGGAAATTGGGAAAACCGTTGTGGGTGGATTTCGATGATGATCTGTTGCATGTGCCGGATCATATGACTTTTGCGCCCATTTACCAAAACCCGGAAAATATCAACGCCTTGGTGGAATGCACTAAAATGGCCGATGTGGTCACCGTGACCACCACCGGGTTGCGTGATGTCTATTCAAAAATCAATCCCAACGTGCAAATAATTCCCAATGCGCTGAATGATGATTTGTTTGGAAAAATGCGGGAAACCATCCCGGAAAATGATGAAAAAATAGTGGGGTGGCGCGGATCGGAAACCCATTTCATGGATTTGATGGTGCATGCCGATGCCATCAATGCGGCCATCCAATCCACCCGGGGGCAGAAAAAGGCCACCATCATCAACATCAGATCGGGAAAAAACATGGTCAAACCATGGGAATGGGTGTTCATGGGGTTCCGCCCGTTTTTCATCAACGGCATCAAACACGTTCCGGTCAGCGATCCCATGCCATATTTTGAAAACATCCGCCGGATCAATCCCAAAATCATGATGGTTCCGTTGATTGACAACACGTTCAACCGGTGCAAATCCAACATCAATGCCATTGAGGCATATTTTTCCGGCGCGGTGCCATTGGTTCCGGATTGGCCGGAATGGAACGTGCCGGGTGCGGTGAAATACAAAAACCCGGCGGAATTCGGCGCATTACTGGATGCGCTGATCCGTGGTGATTATAAACTGGAACAACGCGTGGCCGAGGGATGGAACTGGGTATGGGAAAACCGGTTGTCGGTGACCAATATCAAACGTGCCGAAATACTTAAAAACATTTAAGGTGGCCAATTTCCCAAAACAAAAACGGCGTTGGTGGCAACCCACACCGGTGGCACAAAGCGGCCGCCGGTTCACCAACCCATTTTATCAATCCAGGCAATGGCGCGCATTGCAAAAGGTGTTCAAAAAACAACACCCGTGGTGCGTGGAATGTGCCAAAAACGGATTTTCCATACCAACGGCCGTGGTGGATCACATCCGGCCGATCAACCAGGTGGATGCCTATGACACCCAGGGCGGAACATATGGTCATCCATTAGAGTGGAAAAATTTGCAATCACTATGTGTGCATTGCCATGCCAAAAAATCCGGATGCGAAAGACACCAAAAAACCATAAAACCATGAACATTGAAAAATTGAATGCCGAATTTAGAATTCGTGATGACCAAAAAGAGGTGATTTGTTTGGTTGATTATTCTAAAAAACAGTTTGATGTCTTCAAAAATTATGATGACAAAAATTTCACATCCAAAGAAATCATGAAATATTACGATCTGATTTGTGCCGGAAAACAATTGGCGGAACGAGAATTTGATCCATCGCAAACCACGGAATCACGGGTTAAAATCAAAGAAAACGCATCACGGCCGGCCAAAAAACCAAAAGGTGAAAGAATGATCAAAAATATCACCGTCACATCTTTGAACACGAAAATTTGCGTCAAATGCAATTTACCATTTGTTCCAAATTCAAACCGGCAAAAGTATTGTTCAGATTGTACGTCAAAAACTAAAAACAATGAAACGCATGAAGGAAATGTGGTTGATAATGCAAATTGATTTTTGGGGATGGCCGCATATGACCATCATGGTGGTGTTGTTTGGTGTGGCGGTTTATTGCTTGATAATGGCAATTAGACAGAACAATGAGGACGGAATTTGAAACATGGGTGGACGGGTTCATTGGTGACATGAACGCCACGGTGGAAACGGTGAAAAACAACCGTTCCATCATGGCCATTTTCACCACCTGGTGCATGGTCAGCGGAATTCATCACAACACCATCACCCGCCCGGTGATCATCCGGTTTAAAAATCACCTGGAAGAAACCGGCCACACGCCGTTGACGGTGGATTCCTATATGTCAACGGTCAAACGGTTCTATAAATGGACGGATGCCAACGCCGTATTTCCGGACGTGGCCGCCGGGGTGAAAACCAAAAACAACCATGGCGGATTCCGAAAAAAACCATTGGATGAAATCCAGGTGAAACAGTTATTGGCCACCATTGACCGGGAAACGTTCATTGGCCAACGCAACGCCATCATCATTGAAACCATGTTGTGGTTGGGTTTGCGGTGCATTGAAATTCGCCGGTTGGACGTGGGGGATGTGGTGGCGATCCCGGCCGGGTTTGCGTTGTCGGTCATGGGAAAGGGTTGCCGGTTCAAAGTGTTGATGAAATTGCCGGATTATATCCATGAAATGATTGTCAATTATTTGGCCATCCGAAACGCCATGCCGGATCAGCCATTATTTGTTTCTATATCCAACAACAACCGTGGCGGCCGGATCTCAACGCGGAAAATTTCCATGATGATCAAAACACACATGCGCGGCGCCGGCATTGATTCGCCCGAATACACCGCCCATTCATTGCGTCACACATGCGGGGTCATGATGATCAACGCCGGACGTGACATGAATGACGTGCGTGCCTATCTGCGACATACCAACACCAACATGACGGTGCATTATATCCGCTACAATGACGCCAACCGGCGGTTGTTGGATAATTGGGTAGATCAGCAACGCCAAAAAATGAATAATTAAGTTATGAACCAAAAAAATAAAGTTATGTGCAATTTCTTTTCAGTCATCAGCATGGGCAACGGTCACCCTCTATTTTTTGACCTTTCAAAACGGCAAAAACTTAGCCAGGACAACCCGGAAAATTATCAATTCGACAGCCATTCATCAATTGCGTCATTTTTCCAAGTCAATGAAGACAAATCAAATAAATTTGAGTTTGATCCGATAACCGGTAAAATAATCATTGATCAGATCAATAATCCGGTAAATGATTGGAAATTGATTGAAAAATGGTTTGAAAAGTTTGATTTTCAAACATTATGGAATTCAGGTTTATTTGATTTTGACCTCAGTGGCCTGACCTCCATTCCGGAAAATTTCAAAATGCCGGAAAGCATCGGCGGTTCTCTTTACCTCAGTGGCCTGACCTCCATTCCGGAAAATTTCAAAATGCCGGAAAGCATCGGCGGTTCTCTTTACCTCAGTGGCCTGACCTCCATTCCGGAAAATTTCAAAATGCCGGAAAGCATCGGCGGTTC